TCTGCGAGAGTACAGCTCTACGTCAAAGTTATCCCAATCCTCTGTGTTTATTTTATGTGCCATCCTTATAAGTTTTTAATATATTCTTTTACTTGTTTCTTCATGTACTTTTTATCAAGCCACTCCAGAAGCTCAATAGTATTAAATACCATCGTGAACTCTTTCCCGTATTCGTCTTTTCCTACAAGGTAGGTTTCATTGTCAGGTGTACTCATAAACGTATTAATGTCATGAAGCCTCTTGGTTATTTTGTTCTCTGCCATTATCCGAATATTAAAATTGTGTAGTAATACACGGTTGCTAATGTGCATAAATATACTATGCCGTAAATCGTATCTTTTATTCCGTCTTTCATAATCTATTTGTTTTTATTGTATTGCTTAATAAATTCTGCTACTGCTTTGAACACCTCTTTTTTTTCACTAAATAAACTTACGTTATTTAATTCTTTAGGATAATATCCGTTTACTTCTTTAATCTTTTTCACTACAGGCATTAACCAATCCCAAGAAGTACCAAAATCTAATATACTATATCCGATTTTATAACCATTGTTATAGTATATATTCTCATCTTTATTATATACTATTCCCATAAATTCTGCAATTAGTTCTGTGTTTTCTTTTATGCTTGATTTCATAATCTATTTGGTTTTTAAATTTATCAATTGTATAATATCTTCTTTGTCAAGCTTGTCATAAACTTGCTTTAATTCAATTCTAAACTTTGGCGGTTCGTGTTTATACTTGCCTGTTTCTAACAATCCTATTTTACGAAAAAGCGAAACATCTAACCGTGTTAATTTATTTATTAAAGAAGCTTTTGTCATATTTATAAGGTTCATAATCTATTTATTTAAGTCTATTAATGATTCATATAATTCTTTTGATGGATCATCATCTATAAAGTCGTAACCTTCTTTTACACACCATTTTTTAGCTTGTTTCCAAGTATCTGCAATGTATAACCTTTCTCTTCGATTATTTTCTATTGTGTAAACTGACCATTCAAAACCTCTTAAAACTTGTTTACTATTCATATAATCTTTATTATCTAAATATATTGCAGCAGGTGCATTTGTGCGTAACATAATAAAAGCAATTTTTCTTCTTTTTTCTATAAGTATATTGCTTTTTGAATTAACCCATAATAATCGGTCTTTGCATTTATTTGCGCTTATTTCATCTCTATAAGTTCCTACAATTTGGTTTTTATCCAAATCTTTAACTTCATACATATATTTCTTATTCTCTTTCATTATTTAAGTGTGTTAAGTTGTTTAGAAAATCTTTCTTCTAATCGGTTTATGCACATGCCGTATATAACAATATTATGCGTATTTTTCTTTCGTATGCTCGGAAATTCTGAGCCATAACTAAAGGCGTTTGACCATTCGGCATCGCCAACTCTTTTCTCAAAATGTTCGATTGCTTCCTCAATCTTGATGAGAAGCTCTAAGGTTTCCTTTCTGTTCATTGTTATTGGTTTTTTGATTTTGTGATTGCTTGAGCGAGCAAGACTTGAATCTCCTTGTTTACGCTCCTCGCATTTTTCTTTGCTGATGCCTCTATTTTATCATAAAGGTCTTTCGGTAGGTGTATCAATTTTTGTTTCATACCCCAAATATATATAATTTTTATATAACTTTTATATAATTGTTATATAATTTTTATATAAATATGCAAAAATAATTAGAACAAATGTGTCAATCTTGCCACTTGACCGTTCTCTTTATGGTGTATAAAGCCTTCAACCGCCTTTGCTGCATGCTGATATCCCTTGCGGTGATGCCAACCGTCGCTCGAAGATGGGGAGCGCAGCGATTCGCAAGTTATTCCAATGTAGTCTTTTGAGAATTTGTGATGCACATGGTGCGTGTAAACGTATCTGTGCTTAGTTTTTGCCCATTCAATAGGGAATTCAGTCGCCATAAGCAAAGGTAAATCCTGATGTTTTGCGCCATCTCCGTGGGTTGTGCCAATAAGATTGTTTCCAAAACGGTATGCTTTGCGATGCCTCATTGAACAATCAAAAGTAATTTCTTTGTTTCGCTTAAAGTAAGTTTTCATTACCTCGGATAAGAAAAACCCTGACATTGTATCGTGGTTGCTTGGATTAAAAGTAAAATGCACTGGAGCTATTGCAATCAATTGGAGTAGTATATCAACATAGAGCTGCTTTGCAATCAAGAAATTGCTGTACCACATAGATACGGTGTCCTGAGGGGTGCCGTTTGTCGTTTGTCGTTTGGGATTGTCGATATGCAAAATATCGTTTCCGCCAATGAATAATATCTTTTCGATAGGGAACCCTTGCGCTTTGCTTAAAATGCCTTGTACCCCTTCTTTGACACGTTTAACGGCAATCTGATTGTTATAGTCTTCGCCTGTTTCGAATGAATCTGCAAGTTTGCCGATGTGAATATCTGCTGGATCTATTACAAGCAAGTATTCTTTTTTTTCTTGGCTTCTTTTTAATGTAGGATATTTAGGTGCAAACTTTTGCATATCCTCAATCAACTTTTTGCAAAGTTCTTCTAACTTGTTCTCGGCATCGTCTTTATGTAATGGATTCTTAAAGAATAAGCTCGCCTCTCTTGTTTTGAGCCATCCGTGTTTTACGCTTTCAATATCAACTCCAGTCTTTTCGGAGGCTTCCTTCAAACCTCTATACTTGAAAAGCATTTCTGCTTCATCAGGCTTTAGTCGGTATCGTTTGTTTTCACTCATACATATTTATTCACCACCTTACCAGCTAAGAATAGAAAACCACCTACAATACAAAGGCCTATAATCAGCCACATATAGTTAGGTTTTTTACTTGCTTTTGCTTTCTGTACCTCTACTCGTGTTTCCATTCTTATCGTATCGCGGTGTATCTTGTATTCAATTCGTGTTTCTAATCGTGTTTTTGGCACAAAAACGTTCTGATAGTGTACTATTGTGTCCTTGCTACTGAAGTATTTTTCATATACAATTGTGTCGTGTTTCACTACAGGAATTGAATCAATTGTTGCTATTCTTATCGTGTCGCTTGAAACGAGAGGCTCTAAGCCTTTTTTAAGAGCCTTCCTATAGTGATAGTTAGCCGAGCAAGAAAACAGCGTTAAAACGCAAATAAAGCTATAAATTCGCATATTCTTTCTGTACGTCAAAACACGGACAAGCTTTGTTAGCGTATTCGTTGTGTCCGTGAATCGTCATATCTTTGTTGTACTTGTATATTAATTCGTGCATAAGTTTTATAAGACTGTCTTTCTGTGCTTGTGTTCGTGTATCTTTTGGCTTACGCATATCCTTAGTCATGCCTCCGACGTAACAAATGCCAATGCTACCCATATTCTCATAGGCACAATGAGCGCCGATTCTGGATATATCACGACCGACCTCTATTTTACCGTCAATATGCACGAGGAAGTGGTAGCCGATATCATTGAATCCTCTCTTTAAATGCCACCGTCTTATGTCAGCGACATCATGCTCACGTCCTTCAGGGGTTGCCGTGCAGTGTATTATGATTTTATCTATCTTTCTCATTTATGTTCTTGAAGTCTTGAGTAACTTCCTTGGCTCTTGCAAATAAGTTTTTTAGCGATTCCCAAAGGTCGATATTTTTAACCGCCTTGTAGTTTTCGTTTATACTTATAACCTCGATTGACACCAATACTAAAGCAAGAATTTTTGTTGTCATTAGCTCCACGCTGAAGAATGTCAGAACAATGTCATTTAAGATATAATAGTCGATTAGGTAAAACAGCATAACCGTAACCTCATACAATAGAATCTTAGAAATTACGGCGCTGAGTTTTCTGGATGTAATCGGTGTGCCAAGCTTGCGAGATTTCCAGACACCAGTTAAAGTGTCAAGAATTACAGAAACACCGATAAGAATAAGTATGCCCGATATAGGCAAAAAGAAGCTGGTAACAATAGCGAATAGTTGCAT